GAATTCATGAACAACGAAAAGCCTTATGAGCTGGTCGCAACTTTCGACCACAGCGACAGAGGCCGGGCGTATTATGAAACCCAGAACATTGATGAGTCCTGGTCGAACGACGGTAGACGAAGCACGTCAAGCGGCGACGTAATTCGCGTTGACGGCGTCCATTATTTCTTAGTCCCTCTGACGAATGGCGCTGGTGGAGACAAGGTATATGACACATTTGGCGAAACTGTACCTGTCGAAAACTTCGATCAACAAGGGTTTATCTATAACGAAGAAGCATAAACAAATCCAACTGATGAGCAGCGGGGGTGGTTCCCCCGCCGAAACCCTTGGGGTCTTGGATAACCATTGATACGGAGAACAATTTGAACGAACAAACTTATGACCCTAGAAACGGAATGGTACGAGACAATTATCTTGGACGCTTACGTCCGCCACTTCCGAAAGCGACACGAGAGTTCTTGCACTCTTCATTTCAAAAGACAAAAGAAATGACTGGCTTTGATTACCCAGCCAGCGTCCAGGAGTTCCTAGATTCTGTCCCACCGAAAGGCTTCGCTACAAAAAAAGAAATCCAGGGGTGGGCCAAATATCTTATCGAATATCATAAATCCACGGAGCTTTCCTAACGTTTGACACCCAATATGGGTATGATATACTTTTCCAGAAACATTGATAAGGAGAACAATTTGAAAATTCCAAACGACATTACTAAAGCCTGGTTAGCAAAGAAAGGTTATGAAGCCGGGACAGTCTATCGCGAGAGGGGCGGCCACCGGGCCGTGCTCCTCACTCAGCGCGGTCGTAAGTGGACGCATTTCTTGGAGCTGGGTGCTATCGGTTGCGCCCCATCTAAATTCAAGCTCACAATTCAGCAAGCCGAAAAACTATTCAAACCGTTTGTACGTAAAAATGGCAGATGGATATATTCATCATGAACAAGGAGACGTCGCAGGACGTTCTCGGAACTCTGGGGTTCACTTCGGTGGTGAAGCATTACCAGAGACTGATGAAAGAGCATGACCAGGACGCCGAAGTCGTTGAGCTGATCCTGGACGACCATGACTTTTTCTGGATCAAGATGACCGCCAATCTGAAACAACAAGTTAGGAGACAAGTCGGATGATATTCCTCACAGAAGAAAACCGCTTCGCAAAGCTCAGGTCGTATATAGAAATCCTTAGCCGGGAACACAAGCACGACATATCAAAAATCAAGCTCCTGGACGTGCAGAAATTTATCACTCAGGGGGAATATAAAATTCTGATGGGCATCATCAATGATAGGCCACTCTGATGCCATACGGGTTCTCTCCACAGAGAGACGATATTCGTGTAGCGGAGAATCGGAAAAGATTGGGCCTTTGGATTGAGCGCGAAATGAATAAATTAGATTTGTTTGGATACTCCAACCAACAAGCTCACGTCAGTCTCGGAGCAGAGGCAAAGCAAGAGTTACAAATCCAAGAACTGGAAGAAGACATCAAAAGACTCAAACGCCATATCATGGAACAGCAACACACTGTCCAAAAAATTGAGAGCGCTAGGGCTAAAGAGATAGACATGGCTATGCACGATTGGTCGGTCAAACGAATGAAAAGAGAACTAGAGTGGGAACACAACAAACTACGCCAGAAGATTGCGCGATCTCGACGCAAAGGTTTCGTTCCGATGTTGGCGATTGTGAGTCCTACCGTTTATCTTTTGTCGTATGAAGGTGAGGTTGTTTATGTCGGCCAATCCAAGACGCCTTATCAAAGAATCCATCAGCACAAGGACAAAAAATTTGACCACGTGCGTTTCCTGCCATGTAAACTGGGAAGAATGTCTTATTGGGAGAAAGTTTTGATTAAGAGACATAAACCTCACTATAACCGGACGGGGTACTAATGAAGCCCTGGGGGCGAATCATGCCGCTCGACAAAGCATGGGGAGATCAGACCATGACAAGCATCAAGCTAACGTATAATGAAATGCTTATTATTTTGGAATTGTTACGGAATGAAAAAGGGAATATTGCGAGTGATGAAGAAAAAGAAAATCTCAAAAACAAACTCATCAATGGGATTTCCGATCACAGTTCTACCGTTTCCAAAGCAACTGAAATCTGAATTATTTGATTTTTTTCTTAACAGACCGGCGAGGCTGACGGACCTTGCTGGAGCCGGGTTGTTTTGTCTCGGCGTAATCCTCGGGTACGTTATCTGATTCTATTGATTTATCTGCATCAACGATGCTTTTCATTTCCCACATCATTTGCAATTGCTTGGGTGCAATCGTTGTGATGTGATGGGAGCAATATCGTAAAACAGACCAACAACAAATCGCTGCCTCTGTGTATTTTTCGCAGTCTTTAGCGAACCAATGACCGCCTCGTGTGTGCCTTCCGTTTGTCCATATACCGCCTTCGACTTCAACGGCTATCATCATTCCAACCGTAGGATCTCCAAGAACAAAATCAAACCGCCATTTCCTATTCCCATTGATACCCTTAAAGTTATATTCCCGCTGATACGGTATCTTGAGGGACTTCAGAATCATCTCCATGTCCCTCTCCAATGTGCTGCTCATCTTGTTCCTTTTTTCGTTCACTTAAATATTTGATATTAAGTCCTGCCAGTGTGCAAAGTCTGTTTTTTTCGTTTAGGCCCAGGTCGGTCAAAACTGGATTTCCATTTTGGTCATAGGTCGCAAATCCATCGACCACAACATTTTCGATATAACCCTCTGGGACTTCTTCCTGAGCCATGACAGTCAGGATGACGCCTAGTCGCGTGGACTGAGTTTTAGACAGCGCCACTTCGCATCATGTCAGCAAGCCGATCAGCTCGGCCCTTGACTTGTCTAGCCCACTTAGAATCAAGCATTTCTTCTGCCGCTGTTTCATAATCCTTGGCCTCTACTGCCGCCAGGAACTTTTTGAAAAGACCTAATCGTGTTGACCCCAGGTTGAATGTCATATTGACGAAGACCCTCTGTCGCACGTCATCAAGGTTATCAAAGAACGGATAGCGATCAGCCACTTCTTTGACGGCAATGTCGATGTCTTTCTCGAAGCATTCGTTGACGCGCTCTGGTGTCACTTTGGTTCCCACTGCATATCCATACTCTGGGTCCAGGGGCTTGCACAAATGACCAATGCCAAACGTTGGCAAATCTTCGCTGTCTAAATAGACCTCGAAAACACAACCTTCATCTCGAACCAATTCGGTTTTCAAAAGCTCTCTATCCATTTTCAATCCCCCAGGTTCCGTCGGCTCTGATTTTTGCAAGCTTGGTCCCGCCCCAATATTCCACGGCGTGTCCTTCTTTGATGAGTTTTTTACAGATGTCAGTTTTGCCCGTATACACTGAAGCCAAGATCCGTCCATATTTTCCCTTTCCGTGTGATACCAGGCTAAGTTCGTCTGAGCAAAGCTCTATGAGTCTTTCTTTTGCTGCCAGTCCGAGCGCCTTCTCTGCCTTGTTCCTTGTTCGACTTTCTGGCGTATCAATCCCATGAAGTCTCAGACGCTGCTTGTGAAGCCATACATCAAACCCAAGGTCAATACTGACGTCTATGGTGTCGCCATCAATGACGCGATCTAATCTTGCCCGGTAATGATACACTCAAACTCCTCTAAATTTTCACACGCCTCCCGTAACCAATATACGGCATCTTTGAATTCTGACCCTTCCAGCTTTTCGGCGATCATCATTAGATTATCAATAATCTCGTTGTTGTCTCCGAAGCAATCAATACGCTCTTGAGTTGTCTCAATCAAAACAACCCTTTCGCGCTTTAGCTGCTGGCTCATTGTTTGGCCTTGCCTATATTAACCGCCAGGATTTCCAGAAACTTGTAAGCATAGCCAACAATCGTGTCGTCCTTTTTTGTTGGTGTCATAGCGCAAACAACGGACGCTAATGCTACTAACGTCGTTCCATAATTAAAAATATCAATCAGCAACGTCATCTTTTTCCTCCTGACTTTTATCTAATGATTTGTAGTAGTCCACAATATTGAGCACTTGTCGAATATATCTCTGAACCTCTGCCATGTTCTGACTCAGATTCTCATACCCTTTTGTCGTTAAGGAATACCAAACGTTCACCGGAGCTTCACCCGCTTCCAGGTCTTCAACATATTCTTTCATGATGTCTGGGGTCAGGATAGTCCACTGAACTGGGAGCGTTGAGACCTTTTCGGGAAGAGTTGGATGATATACGGGAGCGGGGATCTCCACTTTCACTATCTCGACCGGTTGAGCCGGGGGGTCTATTTTGGGAGAAAGCCAACTGCAACCGGCGAGAGAACTAGTGACTAGTAAGATCTTCCAGCTTTGATAATACATCCGCTGTCCCCTTATTCACAATTTTTTCGATAAGTCCTGGCTTTCTAAGAGATAAATAATTGAGATCGTGCTTGGCAAACTTCTGCCTAAGATCGTTTATTTCTGTCGTTGCTTGTTGGTTTCTTTCGTTTAGTAGATTGATTTGATCATAGGCTTCCTGAGCCTTTCTGATCTGTTCCTGGATGGCTTCATTCTGTTCAGCGATTTCTCTCTTCAGAAGCTTTTCGTTTTCTTCCAGGGTTACGATATCGGCCCGCAGCTTTCCGAGTTGTGCTTGGGTCCGGTCATAATACAATTTGAAAGATATGCCGGAAAATATTAAGAGGAACGCAAGCGCTCCGCTTATCTTTAAGCCCATGTATAAACTGTTAACCTCTCTTTTTTGCCTTTCACGCTTATCTGTTGATGAAATGTTAACCCATCCTGAGCCTCATTAGCAGTGCTTGCGCCTACCAAAATATCAACACCATGCTCCTTGGTATTAGACTCCAATCTTGCGGCCACGTTGACTGCATCTCCTATGGCGCTGAAGTCAAACCGGTCCATGCTTCCCATGTTGCCTATGACCGCCCACCCACTGTTGACCCCAATTCCTATTTGAACCTTCGGCAATCCTTCAGATGCAAGTTCTTGATTCAAGGTAACCATATCCCTTTCGATATCAGCGGCGGCTTTCAAAGCTTTCTTTTCGTGATCTTCAACGGGTAAAGGAGCATTCCATATTGCCATCATTGCGTCACCGATGAACTTGTCGACCATGCCCTCATTAGCCAGAACTGCGTTTGTCTGAACAGTCAGACAGCGATTCATAATATTGGTTATTTCTTCTGGCGTGACTTGTTCTGAGAGCGCTGTGAATCCCCTCATGTCGGTGAATAGAAAGGTGGCATAGATCTTTTCCCCACCAAGCTTCAAAAGCTCTGGGTTCTTCTGCAACCTAGCGACCTGGCGCGGGTCCATGTAATTTTCAAACTGCTTTTTGATCTGCATCCGTAGCCGCCACTGTTCTCTGAATCGGAAATAAAAAGCGACAGAACCAGCAAGAATCTGACCGATGAGGGTGTAACTAACATCTACCAAGGTGCCAAGGGAGACAATATAAGCTCCTGTAAGGCCCGTGATAAGGAACAAACCACTGGCTGCCCCAATACCCAGGGAGACTCCCAAGTACGTCACTGCGGCGAATACAACGCCAACCATAGCTATAAAAGAAAAGATCTCTATCAGGTAAGCAAACTCTGGGATTTGAGGGCTATTCGGATTGATTAAAGATTCTGCAAACGCCGCTTGTATATGGTGCGGATATAAAAGCCCTGCCGGGGTAGATACTTGCGGCATGACGCCCTTAGCTGTAACCCCAACAAAAACAAAGCGTCCAGCGACATTCATCTCAGCCATATCCGTTTCACGTGGAACAGCCCAAGATATCCATTTGCGTCCCATGCTGTCCGTATTAGTCCCAGGGAGTCCCGGTATCCTCACAGATTCAACGCCATTCTGATTTGTTTTGATCACATAGGTGTCACCACCCGTCAGCATTTTAAGCGCTTGAACACCGAATGACGGTATCCACCCGTCTGGCGATCTCATTAAGAGCGGCATCCGTCTAAGCAATCCATCAACATCTAGGGGAGCGCTCACAATGCCTTCGTTGATTTGTAGCTTCGGCGTGTTTTGTATGGTCCCCGTAGCCATAATGCCACCGATATCATCGCCCATAATCACGGTCCCGGTCGTTTTCGGGAACTCTCTGTTAGGGCTCTCGAACATCGCGAAGACCGTGGGATTGTTGTTAGCGACCAAAGCTAGAAGCTTGTCACCGTTCCATCTGCCAGGCTGAGGAAAACTAATCACCCAGCCAACACCTAAAGCGCCTTTTTCCATTAGGTCTTCTTGCATCCTGGCTAACTCTGTCCTGGGGAAAGGCCAGCCCATCTGCTGCTCGACGTTCTCCTCTGTGATATTAAGAACGGCAAAATTGCCTGATTCTTCTGGCGTCGCCACGAACGCATCAAACCATCTAAGCTTGACCATCTCCACCGGACTGCATTGGAAAAGCAAGGGAAGCAAAAGGACAGATATTGTGGCTAATAATACCTTCATGATCCCTGTCTAATCCTTATAACTGACGCGCTCCCGCCATTGACTAATACTGTGTGGCTGACGCCGCTTTGTGTCAATATGACCGTATAAGCGCCAGATCCGTCGACATCTACCCTTGCCGACTGCGATACATTACGAGTCAGAGACACCTGTTGCCCCTGGATGATGGTGACAATCTGCGTAACTGGATCTTGTCCCAGGCTGGTGCCGCGTATGTCGATGCTTGTTGCAAGCTGCGCGAGTTGATCTTTCTCCTCGTTTATCGCGAGGGCGTCAATAATATTTAACAGATCTTCTAGAAACTCAGTCGCCAGATAATCAACATCCAGCGAAGTAAAATCGGGCTCTTCTTCAAGAAAGTCTTCTGCAAGAAAATCTACGTCCAAAAAGTCTACGTCCAGGACGTCTGTAATCTCTGTCGTGGTCTCCTCTTCTGTCAGGAAGTCTTCGTTGGGATCAGGCGGATTGACGATCAAAAGGTTGTCGATGATCTCCAGGGTCAGATCCAGAATGACTGGTGGTGTTGGTCTGCTCTCGTATACTTCGACCGTGGTCGCCTGGTATGGCTTGTTGAGCGTGGTCGTCCCCATGCCGGTCGTCACCAGGATCTCACCGCTAGAAGTGCCGTCTAGTTTGGGCAAAAGAATAATAAGACTTCGCCCCAACTCATCAACGGTGCAAGTAAAATCGGTCCCTCGAATCGCGATGTCTGCTGTGGGTGTTCTGAGTCGGATGTTTTGTTTGTCAATGCGTCCCAGCTTGCCCGTTATAAAACGAGCCGTGCCGCTGGCAAATGAAATAGCCATTTTTGATTTGGAAGGATTGGGATCAAAAACATACTCATCAATAACTAGAGATGAATGCTCTGTGAGTCGGACAGTGCTGTCATCCAGGAAGGTGGCTTCTAATCTGCCGTCAGAAGTCCTCAGATCGTCTCTGAGCAATAGATTAAAGTTTAGGCTGGCTTCATAGGGGTCCTGCCGAACGACTCTTGCAGAGCCTCTGACGTCCGTAATAGAGCCAACGTCAACAGCTTGTGGAAGTGCCTTGATCGGACTGAATAACGCACATAGTACCGTTAGAGCTATTTGATATAATCTTGAGCCAATCCTGCGCCGCCGTGGACTGCTGCTGGATGTTGAAAGTCTTCGACGACCCAGTCTGGTCGAGATAAAAATATCCAGTCGCATACCCATCACCATCATAGGTTATTGTGTTACTTGAGCCGTCGATGTCCATATAGTTCGTCGCTTGATCTATATCTATATTCGACGTGATGCTGTTTGACGAGCCATTGATGATCCAGTCCAGGTCCAAGGTATCAGAGAGCGCGGCGGTTCCAACATTTAAGGTCATAGAGTTGGATGACCCGGTTACATCCACGTAATAGTTACCACTGTCGGCGCTGTAAGTATTGGTCGGATCTACTTGGATAGTGAACTGATTACTATCTCCATCAAATTCCATGAAGACCGTGTTGCTATTTCCCAGGATGTCTCCCCGATAGATATTATTATTTCCAATCTGGTTTATATCCAGGGTCAGGCTAGTCCCATCAAGATCAAGGGCTGTCATGGAGCCAGCCACAGCCGTAAGCCCGCCTATCACGTTGTTTGATCCCAGTTGTTCAAGATCAATATTAGAAGTTGCCCCGACCTGATTGACGTAGATTTCGTTATCGGCTTGACTAATAGTCGCGAGGAATCCAGAAAAGATTATCGTAGCCCTGGCGAATGATCTCCAGGACAGCGGTTTCAACTGCAGTCTGCAGCGCGATGCCAGTAGATTCATTTTCGACGACCCCGTTCTCAATCTCAATCAGCTTTGTTCCTTCCGCAATGAAGCGGAAAATGTCCTGACTATAAGCAACAGAAAGCACTGACTTAGTTGTCAGCACCTCCAACAATACCGCCCCCGTTGAGACAGAAACAACACGTAAGGAGATCGTTACTGTGTCCTGGCGATACTCTTTAGTCGCCCCGATCCCCAAGTATCTCGAACCGAAACCGCCTGATTTCAGATTGCTTTCATAGCCTATCACGCCCCCTTCCATCAATAAACCAGCGAATTTCAACGGCATAAGCTCTGTTTCTTCATTGAATTGTTTCCTGGTAGACCGTATTAGCTGGCGCTCTTTGGTCAAATTGTCCAGGCCAATCCGCTCCACTATGGTAAAAAATTCACCACCTCCCGCGTGTTTTAGTGCTCTGATTAAGTATGCGTAAGGTGCTTGTGTTACCGCTGTGCTGAAGTCTGCATATTGACTGTTGGATCTACGCTGTCCTGTTAGGTCAATGAAAGAAGCCGCATATACCGCAATCACTGGCTTCATCTTGGGGGTATCGACGTCTCTCAGTTCTTCTAGTATAAGCTCCCCCACCATCGCCTGGGGCTCCGGTCTGGCATCAATCGCGGCTCGTGGGTCGGTTTGACAGCTAAAAAGTAAAACTATCCACGGGTACAACGATAACCGTAGTGCCACCCTCAGAGTCTGTGATTGTGAGAGTAAGGGTCTCGCCGTCCGATGTGTATTCAATTGTGTTTCCCAGAAGCTCAATGAGGCCCTCGGTAGAAGGATTTTCACCAAACAGATTATCAACAAGCTGTCTCGAAATCTGTGCGTATATTCTACTCTCAAGGTTTCGCTGGAATCTAGCCAGTGTCGTATTTTTAGCCTCACGCTCCAGCTCATCAATGAGAGCTTGTTCCCTGGCGTCTATAGCTTTCTCGCGTGTATGCGTTTGATTCTCAATCGTGAGGTAATGGCTAGATGTCCCAACCCCAGAGAAGCTTGGGCTCTTGAACTTGAATCTCATCTCATCGCCAAACGCGGGATGACCGCTAAACAAAAGCAATATGACCAACCCGGTCAGTATAATGTAAAACCTGGGCTCACCGGGCAACATCAATCTTTCCTTTGATCGTCCCGGTCTGCTTTCGCCATTCGGTCCGTGTTCATCAGTGTTGGCACCCCTAGGATGGTTTTCATCATTGTGTCTTGCCTAATGATTTCATTGTCTACAGAACGCACTCGGTCTATAAGGCTGACCAGTATTCCCATCTGAGCATCTAGTTTGGTGCCTAGCCTGTTTTCTATTTCGCTTATCTGCGCGGAAACCTTGTCATCAAGAACGTCAATCTTCGCTTCCATGCCGTCAATAATTTTAGTGATGAGCTTCCACACGAACAAACCAAGCCCAATGGCCGCAGCGATAGGAAACCCCACCTCGTTGATTAATGTGACAACGCTATCCACTAGCCTTTATAAAAGCATCAGCTTGCGCTTTTTTTTCGTCATAATCGTCATCGCCAATAGAATAGATACCGTCAGTTACAAAGGACAACCCCGGCCCGATGCTTGGATCCTCGCCAGATATCCAGCTTACATAAACACTAGTTCCATTATCTAAATAGTAAGCATTTAATAAATCTCCGACTGCCATTATGTCACCTGATAAAGTTTCCATTGAAAAGTAATATTGTAGCTGTAAACGTTGCGAGTAAAGAAATCTAATTTAATGAACACTCTTGCGTTGCCGCTGTATCTTGTTATGGGCATTACGCTAGCAACTGCGCCCCATTGTATGTCACTAGGAAATCCAGCGATGAAAGATCCATCAGATTGCGTTTGACCGTTCACATCAGGAGTCCAAACAGCGACTGATGACGCCCCTACCGCAGCGATAAGGGCCAAAAACGTTGCGTCAGTACCGGCCCAACCGGAATGACCAGTATTCGTTTCGATGAAAAATGTGTTGTCTAGATCCAAACTAGAATCATTCGTTGGTGTTGTAGACCGGGGATAAACACCACTTCCTCCACCATTCCTTATATCGTTCTTCAGAGCTTGTGTGTTGCCGGGACTAAATGTGCCAGAGTCAACTAAAAGTTGGCGAGATATAACAACACCGTTGAATTCGGCATTGCCTGATTTCTGTATCTTCCATCCCGCACTGCCCGCAGAGTAATTGGTTGATTGAAGGCTTCCAGCAATTTTATCTGACGTTACCCCGTCATCTGCCAAGGCTAGGTTGTTGTTCACTACAGTGAAGAAAGACGAATCTCGTCGTATATCCCCAGCGTTTATGAGTTCGCCACCGGACATAGCGAATGATGTAGCCGTCACGCTTCCGGTTATCGTCGCGCTCTGAGCTGTTAGATTCCCTGCCCGATCTACTCTAAAAGGCGCTGAAGAGAAAGTATTGTGGCCTAGATGTATGCCATCCGCTGTGCTCAGAGAGACCCTCGTGCCATCAGTGCCAGCTGTCAGAGATGTTGCGCCAAGAGTAAAGTTTCCTATTGTTCCTGATGTAGAAGTGATAGAGCCGGTTATATTGGCACTTGATGCAACTAAATCACCCGCCATATTTACTCGGAAAGGAGCACTGCCAAACGTGGCATTACCGAGTTGTATACCGGAGCTTGTAGCTTTGAATATAGCGTTACTTGATCCAATGCTCATATTGACACCAGAGAGGGTGCCATTTGATGCAATATCTCCAGCTTCTAAAGATCCACGGATCGTCAGACCATTGCTTTGATCGTATTTGAGAAAGTCAGTCCCGGTGCCAATATTAAACGCTGGATGATTGCTGGTATTGAACCCCATGAAGAAACCTTCGTTGGTGGTATCTTCATAAGAAGTTTTGCCGCCTTTTATGTGCGCAAGATCATTCGTGGCGTTGTTAGATGACAGCGTGATTGTGCCGCTCTGTATGTTGCTGCCGCTTATAGTAGTAGTGCCATCTGTAAGTTCAGCTTCAAAAACAACGGTTGTAGGCAAAACACTTACAGCAAGCGTGTTAGTTTTAATTTCTGCTGCGTCTATGTTTTCAACACTGATAGTTCCCGCATCTATCGTTCCAGCCGTTAACTGGTTAGCCGAAATGGTATCTATATCTGCGCTAAGAGCTTTTGTGAAACTCCCAGAGACTTCTGATGTATAAGCGGTTGCAGTACCCAGAACGTTGATAGCGCGTAGTCTAAAATAATAAGTTTTCGGTGACGCTGTTGTCGTGTATTCAAAACCGAATCCACTGCTCTTCCCAAGAATGACTCGCTTGTCTTTTCCTACATCACCGTAGTACGTGTTTACCAACGTCCCGGTGCTTGGTGTAAATCCGCTGCTCAAGCTTGCGTGTACCTCTACAGCCCGAAGGTTTGTATTGGCTGGGTTAGTCCACTTCAACTCTATAAAGAACGGCTTGCCGGTGGTGGCGCTAACGCTGGATGGCTGCGCTAGCGTATCTGATTCAGCTATTGTTATGTTGGCTTGTGACGACAGCGCTGAATAGACGTTGTCAAAACTAAAGTGACGAAGCTTCACGTTATAAGTGGCACCAACTACAACGTTCTGAATTACGCCCTTTGTCTGTCCCTTTCCAGCTACTGTCGCGACAGCATAATCGCTCTCGCTAGACAGCTTGTATTGAATCTCCGTCCCCTGGACTGAATCAGTTTGTCTATTTGTCCACGGTACAATGATATCTATAATTGTGTGCGGCCCTTGAATCGTAGCTCTCTGCGTTAAGGTGCCAATCGTTGGAGCGTTGACAGAAAAATCGCCAGTGCCAATCGCCGACCCTTCTCCAATCGCCGCAGAGTACTCGTTACTAGCAAAATCCCAAACGCTGTCAGCGATCTCTCTGAGTGTCAGGTCGACAGCGGCAATCAAAGCGCCGTCTTCGTTGGTCTCTATGGACATCGCGAGATCTTGGACCTCGAAAAGCTTGTTGGTGAAACTCAGCCTTTCGTTGGTCATCTGAACAAAATCATTCGGCTGTAAACGGAAAAACTCCATACCGACCCGGCATGAGACGATCATCGTTTGTCTTTGATACTTGAGCTGTATCTTTGCTAGGCGTTGAGCCATTGTCGTCGTGTTAGTCCACGGCAGATTGACCTCTAATGTTTTTTTGAAATTGTTTGATGACGATCCAGACGGTGTGTCCTGAGAAAGCATTGTCGTGTCTTCTAAGACCGGGCTTTCGTTCGCTGTGTAATTCTGTGCGGCATCTACATAGATAGATTTCACCGCGTTGTGCATATCTCCAGATCGCGATTTTGTAGCAACGCTGACCGGAGCAAGCACATCTTCGTCGGTTATCGTGAGGGACGGTGTTTGTGCGGCCCCAGCGAAAAGATTAAATTTCCCGTTCGTATAGGTGAGTCGCCCGCCCATAGAAGATGTTATACCTTCGATTACTGAGCCCCCAGCGGCGTCCATTGTGGTGAATCCGTTTGAGGTATACCGTCTCTCTGTTGACGACCCATCTGCCAAGGTGACTGTCTGGTCGCAAGTGTTTGCAGCGGATGCAAAGCCACCCGCGTTGGTTGTGTCGTTTATCTCGTCCGAAGTGGCGTTGATCCCATAGGTGGTGTCCATTAAGTAATCGCGTATTTGTAGCGCCGGATTGCTACGTTGTAGATCTGTTGTTGCATCTGCCCCGGTGCGCGGGTCATAAATATTCTTGCCCTTGACCTCGAAGCTGACCCCAGGCAAAGCGTTATTTTTCTCAGAATCGTGGACTAGCTCCAAATATACATAGGCGCAATTAATATATTTGTGGGTGCTTGGTATAGATGTAGATCCTAATCTTGCCCTGGCTAAACCATCGTGAGCGGTCTGTGTGCCGTCGTGAAAAGTGAATCTTGCGAGAGATCCGCTGCCGAAGTTGTCGGCATTGTCTGTGTTACTAAAATCTGAATTAGTAACTCTGAACGTGGTCTCGCCGCTTACCGTGCTGCTGGCGGTAGTCAATGTGGTGTCGCCAAAACGGACATTCACAAGTCCCTCTATGGGATGCCCAGAGATCACGATAATCATGCTGAGAAACTGATTGTCCGAGCCGGTTACCTCAATGTGCGCGATAACCCCGCCGACCCTCGTTTGTCCGTAGATAATTTGACGAGGTGCGACCGGCTGGCGAACGGATGTTTTGACTCCATAGTTTGATGCGTTGCCGCCCATGCCCTTGTTGGTCAACATTCCAACCCCAGCCGCTGCAAGGGTAGAAACAAAGGTATAGGCCGCCATTTTCATGACGCCCAGCCCGGTAATTGCTTTCGCGGCTGCGGCTGCTAGCTGTCCCGGAATAGCGTTCAATATCAGAGGCGCGACATAGACTATCGCGATGACAACGGCTGTGGCGATCAATGCTGCTTTGATTGCCTTAGCCATTCGGCACTCTCCACGCTATGCGGACCGTATCGCACCTATTGAACGCATACCCTTGCTCTGCTGGGCTCACGAGCGCATACCCATCGCATATACCGCAGACTTCCTCGTTGTCGTTCATATAAACGCAGAGATCCCCGGCGGTTATTTGAGCGTTATCAATCGGCTCTAACCCCGACAATTTTGCCGCTTTCTTTATAGCGTTTGCGAATGTGCGACCATATTCTTGTATAGATTCCATAGCAGCACTCTCATTATCCCACGTGAGTTCTTCTGGTATGACATGAACACCAGAGATTGAATGGATAGCGCCATCTGCAAAGACACAACAATCCCAATCGCCCCATTTGAAATCACGATCCCTGTTTTCTTTGAGGTACTTGTGAAGATGTATCTGCCAATCTGCAACCTTGATCATCTTTGCTGATATTCGGCACCTTTGCCGCCCTCTGTGTTTTCATCGACAACTATGTCTGACAAAGAATCTGATTGATCTTTGTGGCCCCATACAATTTTCTTTTCTAGTAACGATTGCATTCTATTAAATCCGGTGTCACCGCTAGAGATAGACTCCTGGCTTTCTTTTGTATATCTCAGATTCGACGGTCTTCTTAGATCTATCAATCTATTTTCTGCGTTTACGACTACGGTGGACGTGCCATCTGGATCATCTGAAAGTGATATGTTCTGCATTCTGCCTTTGAAGATCGTCATCGTACCAGTAACCCTGGAACCTCCACCATCCAGAAAACCTTGAAGGACTGTGAGCGGTCTATTTTGATAATGCTCTGTGAGCGCGTAACTGAGCACCTCTGGCGTCATGCCGGAAAGACTGATAGTGATCCCATCGCTTTTCAGATCGGAGTCTTCTGTTGTTTCCGTAACATTAAGAAGTGTTCCCGCCCCTTCGTAAGTAACACCCCCGATAGTCAGGTCCCCTATAGACGAATGCACCGCTATCGTCGACGTGTCGAATTCTGCTTTGACCGCAAAGAAAACAAAGACATGGGTGTCATCCAGTCTCTGCAATATCGACGTATCAATCCCTGGGCGCGTTGCCATTAGATGACCTCAGTGCAAGAAAAAGAGATGCCGGAATAGACGGACGTTTCGTTTGCGGACCATTCAACTGGATTCGCAGATAATCGGAATCGCGATTTGTTGTAGGTAGAACTAAACCCCGCCCTGCTGTCGTTGGCAAAATCCGTCCTTAGTTTTGGTTGTATTGATAGTGAGTAACGGTCAGGGAAACCACTAACGACCGTCAACGTAGCATCCTCTGTCGCCATAACTAACTGAACTGGGTTGTTGGATGTCAAACTAGTGCCGTCATAAATTGCTAGATAATCACCCTGCAAAATGGAACCCGTATTACTGCCAACCGCATTTAAGCTAATGCCTTCTGATCCCTTGACGTTTTGTTTTACGGTGCAGGACGCCGTATTTGATTCAGTTGTTAAAACCGATGAAGTGACAACCACAGTGTCGCTAGTTTTACTAGCTATCTTGTGCGTTCCGTTGTTGTCTCCATTAGTCGCCCCATCTACAAAAAAATAATCTCCAGCAACTAGGCCATCGAAAATTGCTGTCCCCGCTGTGATTGTGCTTCCTGAGAAAGAAAGCGTGACCGAGGTTACTTGAGATCCGCTGTTGACGCGAATGTCGCTTTGGAGTGAATCTCCATCGTATGCTCCTCTAGGCGTTTTGGCGTCGGGATCGTTAAACAAAAACATATTAGCTGTGCCTTTCAGCTCTAATAGGAACGATTGCCAGGCGGAAGCTGTGGCGCGATTCATAGGCGGTAAGGTTACATCTGCCGACCACGCCGCAAAATCAAACTCCTGCGTTCTAGTCTTGCCGGTGAATGGAGACCTGGTCGCCCCTATCGCACGATTAAGAGTGAATGTGCTGCGCCTAAAGTTTGGCGAACTAGGCATTGTCACGGTTTTAACCACCTAATAACCCCCTTCTGTATTTACCGCCACGGGATGCCGCCTCTAAAACTCCGGCCTTCGTGACATCGTTGATCATAGGCAACATCTGCATCACTTCCGATCTCACCGTTGCTTGTACGCCGGTAGATAAATTGATGCTTTGATTTATGACTACACCGCCACCGCCCATCATTCCCCTTGTGTTCTGCGCGTTCTTTATGCTTCCTGCACTGTGCGGAATGAAAAGTTCTGGTCCACGCTCACCGACTAATACCGGACGGCTACCGCTCACTGATCCGCCTGACGCCAATTCTGGCAGCGGTGAATAACCAGAAACGTTGAATCCTGATTTCCCAAAGATGGCGTTAAGAATTTTATTAATAACCGCCATTTGTAAAAAGGTCGAAATAATTTGTGACACGATGTTCTTTGCTAGATCTTTGAAGCTGTCCAGGGCGCTAGCACCTTCCATCAGTGCGTTAACAAAATCCGTCGTGAAAGCGTTGACTGTCTGCGCGATTGCCGGTGCCATCGTTTCTGCAAATGTCGCGGCAACTTCTTCTGTCTTCTTTTTGACTGGGTCCATCTCTTCGCCCAGCCGCCTGATAGTTTCTTGCAGTTGCTCGACGGTAAATTGCGATTCCCCACCCCCGCCTATCCTCGCGATCTCTGCATTAAGAGCAGTGATTTTTCGTGTGTATTCTTCTAACGGGGTTTCCGTAGAATCAATCAAACTCTGAAGACTTTTCTGTGCGTCCTTCCTCGCTTCTGTTGCGGCGTCTTCAGCTTCAGCGGCCTCTGTTGCGGCTGCCTTTGCTGCATCTTGAGAGGCTTGTAGTGTTTGATCTTGTTTTAATTCGGCGTCCCTAACCTCAATTTTATCATCAATGCTATCAATTAAAGTTTTCTGCGCGGAAATAAGGGCGTTGACACCTCTTTTTGCATTTCCTGATGCCGGTCGCGCTTCCAACTCATCTAGTGTCGCTTGAGCTGCGGCTCGTTGACCTTCTAATGTGGTTGCTTCAACGAATTCTCTGGACTGACCAGTCGACATCATCTTCACGAAGATCGCTAATTCTTTAGTGGCGTCAGAAATTAGGTCAACAACGGTCTTGATCGCTGAACCAAAACCGCCTTCAAGGAATATAGCGTCAGCCAGCTTGTCGAAGTTATCCCCTAACGTCGAAAACTTCTGAGTAAGAGTTTCCATTTTCCTGGAAGTAGTACCTCCGAATCGCTCTTCCAAGCCCTTGCCCAGCTCTTCCATGATCTTCGCTGCGCCTTCGGCTGTTTTACCCAGCTCGGAAAGCTGCGTCCTACTCCTACCCAAACGGGTTTCGAGTATGTCGTACACTGGCAATCCACGCTCTTGGAGCTGCTCCAATTCTTCGAGGCCCAGACCGCCGCCAGCGGATCGCTGCGTTATTCTTATTAGGGACTGAAATGTGTCGAGAGCATTTGTTGAGACAGACGCGGCATCTGAGAACGTCGTCAACATTTGTTCCGTTGGCTCAATGCCCGACGTTTTGAGTTGAATGAACGCCTTGGTCAGATCTTTGATTTGGAAAGGGCTGGTTTCAGCAAATCTTTGGATCCTGCCGAACGCCATGTTAGCCGCTTCTGCACCACCAAAAACGGTCTCCAGGGACAGTCTTAGGTTTTCAAACTCAGCTCCTGTTTGAGCTATTTTGACAGCCGCGATACCCCCGATGGCCGTGGCCGCTGCGCCCGCTATACCACCCAGTCGCTTCAATGAAGCGCCGAAGCGAGACACCGGCCTTTCTGGTAAAGCTTGTGGGACCTGGGATTTTATGCGGCCTAGCGCTGCGTCTAACTGCTTAGTGTCAGCGCGTATCCGTACCAGTAGCTCGTCAATTGTTGTTGCCATCTTAGTCGGGGTAAAGCTCCATAAGCTCTGTTAGTTCATCCCGCGTCATAGGCCCTGGTTCGGACTCAGATGTATTAAATTCGCTCCACCCTTTGATGGCTGAATAAACCTCTGTCGGCGACAGTTCCCAGAACTCCATAGGGCTGATGCCTATCATCCCGACACAGATTTCGTGGTATCGCTGCCACGGGATTTCTTCTAAGCTGCCGCCTCCTCCTTTTTTATTTGATCTTCATCAGGGTCTGGATCAGACAAAGTGGCGGTCAGGATGTTTGCAACAGCCATGATGCCTTGCGTCAATCCAGCGTCTTGGACGATCTTCTTGACGTCTTTATGCTCCACCTTGTTCCCCCCGCCGCGTAATGCGTGGGTGAGAATTATGATGACTTCATCAATCCTGACGTCACTGTCTGCAATCTTTTGTGTGAGCTTCAACAAAGACATTCCGATTTCGGACTCTACCTTGATGCAAGCATCAATGGTTAGCCTCGTGTTGTAAGACTCACCGCCAAGCTCTACCTCAAACTGACCCCTCAGTGGGTTTGTCATCTGACTTCTCCTTAGTGCCAGCATCTGCCAGCATTACATTGACCACGTCATCGCGGTCGTCTATAGCCCAGCTTTCCACCTTCTGGCTTTTGCCATCAATGACGAGCTGGGCGCTTTCCTTCATTACATTGGGGAAATGCACTTCACTCCCCCTCTGCATTGCTGGGAATTCTTTTTTATCAGACTTGATCGTTACTTCTTTCCAGGGCATTTATTGGCTCCTTATGCAGCGGCAAACGTAATCGCTCCAGAGCTTTCCGCTGTTATAGAGTATGTCGCTTCACCATTGAACTCACCCGCATATTCTAAACTCGTGATTTGAAAGCTGCCCGAATACGTCCCTAAATCTGGGATCACAAAGCTCATTGCTGAATGGGCTGCCCCGCCAAAGTTTGTGCGAACCTGGACCTCAGAAGTCGCGTCAGTGAATACACCGCTACCAGAAACTGTCATGCTTTGGATGCCGCCTTGCGGTAATAAGGTCCGATTGTTGGAGCTGTCTTTGTTCGTGATGTCGACCATTTCGTCATTGAGGGTGATCGAAGAAGACCTCAATCCGCCCACGGTTACTTGTGATCCGCTTACTGCGATTTTCATTAAGACCGCAGATCCTTTCTGTGCTGCCATATTTTTCTCCTATGCAGTTCCTAATAAGACCGCACGAAACCTCATGATCCCGTGCCGCGTTATCCCATCTGGGTCTCTTAAAACGTCAATAAATTCTAACCTCATATTTATGAGATTATGCCCCGTGACGCTCAGGCTACTATCATGCAACAGTGTATGTATCCTGTCCATGAGGTTCTTAACCTCCTTGCTACCTTTGTATTGCGACCAAACATCCATATTTATCGTGACCTCTGATCCAGTCACGTCTACGGTGCTGTAATCTGCAGACGTCTCCCGTCCTATCTGGACATAAGGAAAGGAAGCATTCTCTGGCACCTCGTCATAAACAGCCGCGCCTTGTGTGCTAGTTAAATTACTGTCGCTGTTCAGCGTCGTATATAAGCGCTCTTGCAAAGCAAACTGCCCAATAGTCACGAGATCAGGCCCTGTTTGATGAAGATCGCCTTGATCGCCGCTGCATTTTTATCTAGCGCTGGCTGCATATAAGGACGAGCGGCCATTTTTTGTGTGCCAAACTCCAGCATGGCGGCGTATTCCGTACTGGCGCTGGCGATTCCCGTGGTGACCGTGCCTTGTGACTCAACTCTGGCACTAAGAGAGCCAACCAGCGCCCCCGTTTGATTTGCTGGCGCTTCTCCTGGCGCTGATGCAATCCTGGTAACACTGCCTTTCTTATATGCGCGACCGGTCTTCGCGCCAGTCATAATGCTTTCCATAGCCGTGTTTTTCACCAGGTTCGCTGATTTGAAACAGGCTATCTCTGCATTCTTCTTAGGCATGGTGCCGAGTTGCATCGTGATCTTACGAAAGAATTCGTTCTTATTGACGATCATGCTGCCACGCCTTCTTCGCACGTTAATATAAAAAACCGATCACGCTCGTCCGCGTTTTTGATGTGTCGGATGTTCAAAATCCTGCTGCCAAAAAGGATGCGGTAGGCCGTGCTGATATCGGATCTGAATCTAATGGTGACTTCGTGCTGTGTTCTTTCCTGGAGCTGTCCATGCTGGAAGTCTTCACTGCCGCTTTTCGGTCTTACGTCTGCGTAAAGCTCTGCCAAAGTAGACCATGATATTGATTGCCCGCCGCCCGTGTCAGTAGTCCTGGTTGGAGATTGTAACTTGACCAGGTGTCTCAGACGCCCTAACGAAGAAGCCATCAGCCAAGCGCCAACAGACTTGATGATCCCATGCCGCCGATAATAACGTAAGGCTGCAGGAGCATTTTAATCATGGGCGGGATTGACCTGGTATTGAGGTAATCCATATTGTCGCCGCGCTGCTCATATAGAAAAGATATGTGCTGCAATAGCGCCATCCGTATGGGTTCGGGGACAGAATGAGCGTTTGCATAGCCCGCGACATAGACCACCTTGATGGCATTGGCAACTCGCAACGCTGTAGGGAATGTTTCGCCCTGGCGTAATACGACACGCGCTGGCTCTCTGACATTGTCAACGTAATACCTAGAAGCCGCCATTGTGGTTTCTGTGTCCTCGTCGTTGAACGTACTGACAGACGTGACTGAGGTGACCGGTGGATTCGGTAGCTGGATGTAATTCTTATAATAATTTAGGTAGGGGCCAGTCTTGGTCCCCTCCCAAAGAGGGTCACTCATGTCGTCATACGCGTCGACAAACATGGTGAAAGTCTGTGAAATTAAAGCTCTGCCCGTGTGCTGCTCTGCGAACATCCTGGCAGCTTTTATGAATGGCCTGATGACACGCTCGTCTGTGTTGTCCTCGACCCTCAAATACTGTTTCACTTCTTGCAGAGATACCG